TTTATTCGGTTGATGTCGGTGTATAAAAGATTGCCTGCTGTATTCCCTTTCCCGAAAGAGGCGTTTATCATATCCGCCATCTTGTCATAGATCTCTTTACGTTGGCTCTGAATACGGAAGATGAGAAAGAGGGGGTCTGTCGTATTTGGACAATTGATAGTATCTAGTAAAAAGGCACGTTTCACTTGCTGCAACACTTCTGGGAAAGGTAAACTGTTGTATTGCTCTTTGTAAAGTGCACTAGTGGAGGAAGACGCGGAAACCACCGGCTGATTGTTGAGCGAAAAGATGGTAAAATCCAGGGCTCGGACACCCTGTTTCGCACAATTGGTCAAAGCACACGTGTCTACGTAGTTATTTTTAAATTCACCCACGCAGCAGCAATTGTATGCCGTTTTCACATAGACCTTATTTAACGATACGTCTGTTTTGAATTTAGACAGAGGTTTGATCGACATCTGTGTCTCGGTTTTGTTCAGTACCGTGCAGTGATATTTTCTTTTTTTCAAGCTGATAAAAATATACAGTACGAAAAATAAAAGGAATAAAAATATGGCAACAGGTACGGCCGGGTTTGAAGATACATATTGTAAGGCTCCTTTGACTTGGTCCATATGTTTCCGTGATAAAAAAGGTTTATAAAAAAGAGTTTTAACTAAGATTTAAATAAACAAAACTATATAGAAGAGCATGGGTGGAGGATTATTGAATATCATCTCGTACGGAAATCAAAATGTCATCCTGAACGGCAATCCAAGTAAAACTTTTTTTAAGACGGTGTACTCTAAATATACGAATTTTGGTATGCAAAAATTTAGAATTGATTACGAAGGCTTGCGCTCGTTAAAGTTAAATGAGGATACCCAACTCACGTTTAAAGTTCCCAGAAATGGCGATCTGTTGATGGACGCTTTTTTATCGTTTAATTTACCCGATATTTGGAGTACCATGATACAGCCAGCCACCGTGTTAGACAAGTGGAAAAATTATGAATTTCGATGGATCGAACACATTGGGACAAATGCCATTCGGCGTGTTCGTTGTCTCATCGGTGGACAAGTCATTCAGGAATTTTCTGGTGAATACATCAAAAACATGGCAGAAAGAGATTTCGACAAGAGCAAAAAAGATCTGTTTCATCAAATGATCGGCCACGATGTTGAATTGTATAAACCCGAGGTTGCATTTGGACGCCCAAATCGATACCCCAATAGCTACTACATTCCGGCTTCACCTATTCAACCGTTAGGCATGTCCAATCCATCTATTCCAGGTAGAACCATTTACGTGCCTCTCCATTTCTGGTTTATGAATTCCTCTAAGATGGCATTGCCCATGGTATCGCTTCAATACAACGAGGTTACGATCGAGGTAACGATGCGACCCATTCGAGAACTCTTCACGATCAATGATGTCACTTCCGAACCATTTGAAAAAGCCCCAGTTCGACCCAATTTCGTCAAAGAGCCTCATTCCCTCTATCGGTTTCTACAAGCGCCTCCTAGTATGCTTTTACTCGATACAGACTACACAAACAGGGTCACTTCTTGGAACGCAGACATTCACCTGATTTCTACGTTTGGGTTTGTCACCGAAGAGGAGTCTAAGATATTTGCGAAAGAAGATCAGAGTTATTTGATTAAAACCGTCAAGGAGGACACAGTAGAACAAATCACTGGAACCAGTCGGTATCGTTTGGACTCCAACAGTCTCTCTTCCAACTGGATGTGGTTTTTTAGAAGAAATGATGCTTATGAACGCAATCAATGGTCCAATTATGGTAATTGGAAGTATTCCGACAACCTTCCATACAATCTACTGGAAGCCCCACAGAACAGTTATATTTCTAACGACGTTTACTTTGGACCGGGAGTGGACTTTTATGTAGAGGATATTAAAAAACCTGCACTGAGGGTGGTTAATCAAAACTTTGTATGTGATTATTTTACAAACGAGAACAGACGAGACATCCTTACCAAGTTCTCGATTTTACTCGATGGAAAATATAGAGAAAATGACTTTGAATCCGGTGTGTATAGCTTTATTGATAAATACAATTATAGCAAGGGACACTCTAACCCAGGGTTGTATGGGTATAGCTTCAGTTTGAATACCTCTCCGCATGAATTACAGCCCTCTGGCGCTATTAATCTGAGCCGTTTTAAGACCATTGAACTAGAATTTACGACCATTCTTCCTGAGATTAATCCTGACTCTGCTTACAACACGATTTGCGACGAAGAAGGAACCGTGATTGGTGTACAACAAACAGGTAGTTTGTATCAATATGATTATAGTCTTTTTTTCACAGAGGAACGATACAATGTGTTACGTGTCAAAAGTGGATATGCGGCTTTGTTGTATGCACAATAAAAAAATAACTGTAGTTATTAATGACCGAAATAAATCTTAGGTTGCCGTTGGAAACCGCTTGGACGGAACCCATTACAAAAAACGTAACCTTATATAAAGGTTGGTGCAAGGGTCCAGGTGATGTGAACATTGCCGTAGAGGGATGCGATGTTCAAAAGACAGACAATGAATATATTGTCACGACTGGTTCAGGAGTTGTAGATGGAAGTTCCAAGGTTGTTTTGACGCTACCGCAAGGATCTTCAAAACAAAACGACCAAAAGTATCGTACCATTGATCGTTTCGATTATAGTTTTAGCGGGGTTGTTATTCCAAAAGGCGACAACCCCATCACACTCACAGTGACCAGTGGTACCATTACTATTCAGTTTCCAGACAAAGAGGACAAGGAAAAATGGAAACAGACCATCGACGTGACGAAAACTGCCATTATGGGGCAACTCCAGGAACAGTTTAAAATGTCTACCCTGCAGTCCATGCAATCCTTGGTGATTGTCTTTATCAAAGATGCTCTTATTTATCTTATTTTCTGGGTCCTTCTACTTACCTTGGGTGCATGGTTTTCGGTAGACGCGAAACTGATCTATCCATATGATCTAAATGGGTTTCCTTTTGTCTCGGCGGCAATTGGGACAGACCACAATCTGTCTGTCGCAGATCCAATGAGTGGATCCTATTGCAGTACCATGAGCGAGGAACAAAAAAAACAGATCGAAACTACCCTACGAGACATTGAAAGTCTGTATGAAAATGATCCTATCCTCAAGAAGAAGGTGGAATTCCTGAACCCCATCATGGCAAGTCTTTCGGCCACCTCTATTCCACGGTATGTATTGAATTTTCATCAGTATTGTAGCACCACCTCCAACACAGACAATGCTGCATCTGTTTTTTTGTATTGGCTCTCTTATCTGGTATTGTATCAGTATGTCTATACCAACTACATGTTGTTTCAAATACATCAACTCTTTCATCAGGCAGCAGGGGCTGTTCCTGAAAAGGGTACAGCGGTCTATGTAGTGGTCCTCGCGTTTGCAGCTTTCTTGGTTGCCACGACCTATGCCATGCGCCCCCTCAATTTAGAAGTTCAAAAACAAACCGGAGAATATTTTACAGAGTTTCCAACCTCCTTCCAGGAAAGCATGGTCTCGGTTGCAACCCATGTAGTCTCCTTGGGACTGTATCTGCTTGCTCCTCTCATGATGATCCTCTTTATTACGGCCTTCATTGGAAATGCTTATGCATTGGTATCGATCATGTTTAATTCAAATTCAGTAGAATGCATGGTGTTATCCTTTATTGCCATCATGGCAAGTATCCAGTTCATCTTTAATATCATCGCGATGGCACTGGATGGCAGTCTCAAAATAAACAAGTTATTCCACATGATTAAGGCATTGTTTGATACGTCTTCCATCGGTGGAAAAGAAGTGGTGGTGTTTATTGGTGCTTTTTTCGGTATCTTGATCCCTTTTATGACAAGTGTTCAAACGAGTATTATGATTATTGCGACCTGGCTTGTCTCGGCCCCGACGTTCATATCCCTCATGAAACAGTCCTTGTCTACCTACTCGATGAGTCTCGTCTTGGTCCTCTTGTATATGCTTGTCTATGATACTGAAAAAATATTAGGACCTTATTTCTCGTTTATGACAAGTATGATTATTGTATTGTTTGCCGGTCTATCCTATATGTCTTAAAATCTCTCCTTATGTTATGTACTTTCTCTACATTTTGGCAGAAGCCTTTGTGGTAGGAGCATTTTGTAGCTTGATTTACCTTGGACTACAGTGGATACAACCTTTTCTTTTGTTATTGTTTGTACTAGGTATAGTGAAACATGGATTAGGCTATTACTCTGGATTACAAACTCTCTATTGTAACTACGGTCAGGCTTGCAAGTATCCCTTTCCTACAGAGGCTCATCGCCATCAACTCCTCTTTGAAAGTATCCTTGAAGGAATAGTCTTTGTTTTGTGTGGTCTCTTCTTGTATAAGATCAAATCAAAGATTGTCGCTATCTTTCTGTTAGGTTTCCTCTTGCATCTCTTGGTAGAAGTGGCTGGACTTCATGAACGGTTTTGTGAAAAGAATTGTCGAAGACTATGAATTTGTCGGAGACTATGAATTTGTCGAAGACTATGAATTTGTCGGAGACTATGAATTTGTCGGAGACTATGAAAGATGAAAGGATATTCTATAAAAAATGGTTTAAGTATTTGACCTACATTCAACTAGTCCATGTCTCGCCCAAGGGTAAGTCTCTGTACCCCTACGTTCAATCGACGACCTTTTATACAGGCCATGGTGCAAGGTATCTTACAGCAGAAATACCCAAAAAACTTGATGGAATGGATTATTGTAGACGACGGGACAGATAAGATTGGCGACCTCGTCAAAGATATTCCTTTTGTCAAGTATGTAGCCGTGGATGAAAAAATGTTACTGGGCAAGAAGCGAAATTTTATGCATGATCAGTGTACGTTTAAAGAAGACAGCGCGATTATTGTCTATATTGACGACGATGACTACTACCCACCAGAGCGCGTCTCTCATGCTGTAGATAAACTGGTCCATTCCAAGGCGGAATGTGCCGGTTCGAGTGAATTGTATTTATGGTTCAACGACCTGGAGAAAATGTACAAGGTCGGGCCGTATGGGCCTATGCACGCCACAGCAGGAACCTTTGCCTTTAAGCGGTCCCTCCTGAAAACATGTTCCTATGAAGAAGACGCCGTTCTATCCGAAGAGAGTCATTTCCTGAAAGATTATACCATACCCATGGTACAATTGGACCCAAAGAAGACGATCCTGGTCGTCTGTCACAGTCAAAACACGTTCGACAAACATCGTGTGATCCAATCGGACACAAAATACTGCTCCGAGAGTGCACTTACGATTAAGCATTTTATCAAAACCCCTGCGCTGTACAATTTTTATACACAAGGCATGGAAATCGAATTAGCCAACTACAGCGCCGGTACCATGATACACAAGCCCGAAGTGGTAGAAGAAATGAAACGTCGAGAACAAGAACAAGCCCAACAAAATGTACCGATGTTACAATTTACAACCAAGGATGGACGTACCATCAAATTTCACCCAGAACAGTTGATGAGAATGTTCCAGCAAAAAAGCGAGGAATGCAATGAGCTTCAAAAAGAAATTCAAAAACTAAAGGAACTCAATCGCATCCTTATTGAAAGTAAGCGTCCAGTCTAGCCAGTTCGGTATCGCTCATCAGCTCTTTGTCAAAACGTCGATTGTAGAGTTCTCGTTTGGTGAGGTTCAGTCTTGCACATAGCATACGAATAAAGGTTTGATTGTTGTATTCATTGCTGTATTTGGTCAGTATCTTTGTAAAACGATATTCTTGTATTCGCTTTAGAGACGTGGCCAGGTTTACATAGAGGTGATAATTATGCAATATTTTCATGTAATAGGTCATTTCATTGTAGATCCACAGCTGCTTCTGAAAACTGATGCGGTCGTAGTAGTCACCCATGCAAATATTCTTTAGAAAGCTTTCATAAAAGGCAAAATCCTTATCTGTCTTGAGTACGTCAATGATATTTTCATGAAACAAAAGAGATTGGGTTGCCTTCTCTGTCTCCATGACCGTATCTTCTCCCATTTCCTTTTTCATAATCTTTTGTATGCATCCTTGCACGTTCATCTCGTGACGGTTTAAGTGTAGATCCTGAGGTGGTTTCAAGGTGACCACGTTAGATAGTTTCATAATCTCTTTGATTTTCTTCTCGTGGACATTAGATCCACATAAGATGATAGAGAAGTGTCTCGTCTTTTTCTTCTTATCTTCTTGCTTAAACTCTTTGAGCAACAAGGTTAAAATCTTCTTTTCGTGTGTATGAATGATATCAATATTGTCAATGACACAGATACATTTATGGTCAATGGTATGCAACATGTCGAGGATGGACGGCTTCATCCGTTTCAAGATATCGTCGTAGTCTTCGATATCTTGCATCGAGACAAATAAGATGTTGGGTAAGTTTTTTAATAGGCTTGTTTTACCCGACCCGGAAACCCCCGTCAAATAGATAGGCTTGGAGGATTTTAAAAAAGATTGTATTTGTTCCATCTAGGCATCTATTTAAGTTTGCTTTAAACCGTTGATCAAAAACAAATGTTCATGTCATTTGTAATTCCATCCCACGATACGCCACATCCATTTCCCCATTCCTTCTTTTTACATACCCCGCTTTCAGATCCAGTGCCCTTGACCTTGTACATTTCGCTCTCCGGATTAAGTATTTTACATGCGCTAGTTGGATCATTAAAAATAGCCTCATTTTGTATGCAGTAACCATCTTCGTTTAGACTATAGTAATCTGGACAGGATGATATATTGCTAGGAAACTTTTGTTTTTTGTTCATGTTGGACAAGATAGTCGAGACTATCGCCAATATAATCACCAATAGGATGATAAATGCAAGAAATACAGTGGTGTAAAAGTCCATTATATTGGAAAAATAAAATATAATATATATAAAGTCATGACAAACAACGGGAGACTTGATCTATTTCAATTACCTAGTGGCACTCCGCTATTCTTGCAGGAGAAGGTATGCACGGTTCAGAAGACCAATTTCGCCAATGCCATGAAATACAGTCTTGAAAATACACATCTATCCGTGACCTTCTTTTCCGCTGGCAATGTGACCCTCTTGGAAAGTGGGATCAAGGCAGAGGTCTATCGTTTGTCTAACCAAACGCATCTCATTGATAAACAGGACTACGACCAGATGTATATGATCATGAGATCCATTTTTCTGCAACATGCGAGACACCAAGAAGGAAATATTCCTAAACAGATCGAAGAACTGAACCGACGTGTGATCGATTATTGTGCCCCTCGAATTTTAACTGAGATTGTCAGTTATATTCATTATAAAAAAGATATATCTACACTGGTTGTCCCGCTAGACAAACCTAAATCTGTATCCAAAGATAAGTCCATTGAATTCAAGCGTTTCTTCTAAACCAGTGAAGATTTAAAATTGGACAAATGATATAAAAATAAAAAGACATATTATTTTGTATTATGACAATATCTCAATTCAAAACCCAAATAAGTTTAAAAAAACATTTTCGCGAAATAATCGATAGAATTGGTCCATGTGATAGCGTAAAAACAGAATATCCAGACGAGTATAAAGATTTTTGTGAAGTATTCAAAAGGCATTCTGATTATCCTGGAAAATTCATTGGATTTGTTGATATTAATATTGATTATAACACTGAGTTTAAAAATCAATTAGTTGTTTATATTATAAAAAATGATATGACGGTAGATGATGTATCAGTATTGAATAATTGTATAACTGGAAAACCTAAAGATAACTTAAAAATAGCTATGCGAGTTGCTATTCAACCACAAATAGAAGAATATAAAAATAGTAATACCATAAAAGTGTGTGAAATATGTGGAGAACATGATAGAATAGAAATAGACCATCATAGCGAAAAATCACCTTTTGCTAAATTGTATAATGATTTTATGGAGAATAATAAGTTACCTATTCCTACATCATTTCATGATACAAAAAGTCATATGAAATGTTTCAAAGAAATAGATCGTGATATTAAAAATAGCTGGGTGAAATATCATAAAGAAAATTCAATTTTAAGAATGTTGTGTAGAACATGCAATTGCTCTCAACCAAGGTATAAAAAATAATCGTCTCATTTTAAATCTTCAAGGTGTAAATCAAATTAACCCTTTCAGAGTAACCCTTTCAGCGTCAAGAGTTCCTTCTTCCACATCGCCTCGATCGTGGTCTCTGAAATCTGCTTGTGTTCTAGCTCCTTTTCTTGAAATTGTCGTTTCAGTGTCTCGACATTTTCTTTACACACGCTGTCCATCGACATCTTGATGAGGTAACGGAACTCGTCCATCGGGGCGTATCCCTTGGATCGAAGCAGGGCACGGATGTCGTCTGTGGTCTTTCGTCTGAGGTCAATGGTCTCCTCCAGAAGTTCCGAAATGTATTTATATTTATTGCTCAACAAGACAATCTCTTCTTGCAGTGCCGCGAGAAGATAATCCTTTCGTACCTGGTAATAGGGCAGGCGAACCTCGATAAACTCATCGCAGATTTCATGCACCTGATTGTAATGAACCAGCTTCTCATGCTGATTAAACAGGTTCATGTTATTGGTGGAAAGATAACTGTAGAGTTTCAAGGTCTTGCATAAGTCGTCTGGATCCTGAACCACCTCCTGTGTGGTGAGCTTGATCAGAACCTCCTTGTCGGTAGACAGATCCTTGTAATCTTTCAGCGTTCCCTCATCCACCAGCTTCTCCAGATAAAGAATGTAATCTTCATTCCAGGTTCCAATCGGCAGCTCCGTAATCTCCACCTTGTTCTGTTTCTGACTAAAGACACCCTTGCTGATAAAACGTTTCTCGTTTTCCTTAACGATGGTTCCCTTGAACCCTCTGTAATGAGGGACAAACTCCGTGTCCACAGGCGTCCCTTCCAACTTACCCAGAATATAATCAATCAGTTGTTTTGGATGATAGCACAGGATGTTGGAACTGAACCCTGTACCGATCCCGCGTGACCCGTTGACCAAGACCATGGGAAGAATGGGAAGATAGAACACCGGCTCAACCTTGGACCCATCATCGTCGAGGTAGTTCAAGATCGGATCGTCTTGAACCGAGAAGATGGTGCGCGTAATCTTTTCCAGCTTTGTAAAGATGTACCTTTCAGAAGCACTGTCCTTTCCACCCTGTAGACGTGTCCCAAACTGACCGTTCGGACTAAACAGATGAATGTTGTTGGATCCCACGAAATCCTGCGCCATGTTCACAATCGCCCCATTCAAGCTGGCCTCGCCGTGGTGATATCCGCTGTGCTCCGACACATAACCACTGAACTGAGCCACCTTGATTTCTTGGGTCAAATTCTTTTTGAATGCACTGTACAAGATTTTCCGCTGAGACACCTTGAGACCATTCATCAGGTTGCAGATCGATCGGTCGCAGTCATACTTGGAGAAATGGATCATCTCTTTGTGGATGAATTCACTAATCGAAATCTTTTTGTCTCGAGTATCCACCTTCAAGTCTCGCTGATAGGTCGAAAGCCATTCCTTGCGTTCGTCCGCCTTCTTCGTATTAAACAACATATCCATCGTAGAGGTGTCGTCTGCATGGGTGCAGAACTCGACAATCCTTTTTTCCTTGAAATACTCTTTGAATTCGGCGCCCGTGCTGGTACCCAACCCCTTGTAATATTTAATCTTCCAGCCCGTGTTATCTGCTTTCCAGTGATCATAGTCTTGCTCATTGTAGAAACACAACGTCTTGGGTCCTTTCGACGCTTTCAGAATAGGTGTGTTCATGAACCCCATAAACCCTTCGATCCGCAAAAGCGACGGCCATAAGCATTCGAACACATTCATACCCAAACCTTTGATGTGGCTTCCGTCCAGATCCTGATCCGTCATGAACAAGATCTTTCCGTAACGCAGCTCGTCGATCGTCTCATAGGTCTTGCCAATTTCTAGTCCAAGGATCTTCTTGATTTCGATAATCTCTTTGTTCTCATTGATCTTTCTCATGGTCTCTCCTCTCACGTTCAACAGTTTTCCTTTCATGGGATACACCCCGAGGATGTTACGATCCGTCGGAGAAAGACCTGAAAGAATACCTGCCTTGGCCGAGTCTCCTTCACACAAGATGAGGGTGCATTGTTTCGACTGTTTCGTTCCCGCAAAGTTGGCGTCAACCAGCTTCGGAATACCTCGAATTGTCTTTGACTTGTTTCCGTCACTCTTCTTCAGTTGTTTCAGTTCTTTTTGTTCCGCCATCTCACATGCCTGTTCCATGATACCCAGTCCTGCCAGCTTTTCAATGAACTTGTCACTCACGGTACAGCTGGTGCCGAACTTGGCAGAAGGCGTCGTCAAGCACTCTTTGGACTGACTGTCAAAGGATGGATTTTCAATGGTGCAATGGATAAAGAGTGTCATCTGTTCGCGTAAGATAGAGGGTTTAATCTCCACCTTTTTCTTCTTCAAGATATACGCCGTCAACTTCTTCAAGATTTGTTGCAACAGATAGTCCACATGTTTTCCTCCTTTGTACGTAAAGATCCCATTCACAAACGATATCTGTCGAAACTCGTCGCTCAAGCAAGCCACATAGGACCATCCTTCCTGAGTCTCGGCTACCTTGTCGCCTTCACGGTAAAGAGATACATACTGTTGAAAGTCTTTCACCTCGACTGCCACGTCGTTGTATTTCACCTTGACGTCCTTGGTCGTGATCCCTGCAATGTCATACACTCGACGCTGAAAGAGTGAGACCATGGTAGACGTCAGCCCTTCCATACCCAGTCGCTTGTAGTCAGGTTCGAAACTCACCATGGTATACGGCTTCTTGCTGCAAGCAACCACTTTGGGTGGATGGATCACATCCAAGTTCTTCTCAAACTCTTGGGTATACTTGAGTTTACGTCCCGAGTCTACGGTTTCAATCATACCCCAGGTCGACCAGATCAGCACCAACTTGAACCCAAACCCATTCTTTCCGCCGGTGGGTTTCTGTTCTTCCTTGTTGTAATTGGTCGAGGTACGCAGGTGTGCAAAGATCAGCTCTGGGATCCAGGTATCATACGTTGGATGTTTTTCCACGTCAATGCCTTCGCCATTATTCATCAATGTAATACGGTTTTTCTCAATCGTCACCTGAATACTCGTGACGACCTCTACAGCAGGGTTCGTCTTTTTCTTCTGTTGTGTGCGTACCACGTGATCGCGGCAATTCACCATGCCTTCGTCAAACAGTTTGAACAGCGCTGGGTTGTAGTCCACTTCTTTGGACACAATTTTACCTTCCTCAAACACATACAACTCCGCACGTTGCATGTCCACAGACCCGATGTACGTGTCTGGGTTATCCAGGATGTGCTCCTTGTCAGTTTTCTTCTGGTAACTTTGCGCGAGTGACATTTTATATGTGTACAACTATAATTTAAATTATAAATCAATTTTATAACTAGATGAGCCGTATCGACAAATGTAAAAAAAAATGCGAGGTCGTTTCTTTTTCTGAAAATAAGGTCTCTACCAAAATGTTGCAGGCCATGATGTTGAAATTGGGCGGCGCAAAGATCAGTTATCATAACAGTCGAACTCGAAGTACACATACCACGATTATGAGCCTAAATTATCTCGAAAATCGTTTGTTGTTATTAAGTTTTAAATTTAAACTCTATCAGCATTACGTGTCAACCCTATCCAATATCAACCGAGATCTTTACGCAAAGATCTTACAAATGTTAGATACCCTGGTCGCAGACTTGACCCAACAAGAAAGAGACATTGTCTTTGATACCGTACCTATCGTCATTGAAACACCTGAACTCTTTGATGAGTCGGGAGTGGTATTCAAGGTGGTTGCCAAACGTATCCGTGGATTTTCTTATTTTATTTTGACGAATATTAATAATAGTTATGTCTTTGACACAGGTATGATTTATACCTTCGATTTATCCGATCCAACCAACCTAGGTACAACCTTTTGTCTCTCCTTGAAAAAAGATAGTGTGCCATACGACTGTCGTTATCACTTGACCCCGGGAGAGCCTGGTGCAACCATGCGCGTTTATCTGTCTCGGAATATTCCTTATTCGAAACTCTATATCTTTAATCGAGACGATGAAAACGTAAGAATTCGTTATGATCAATGGGGATACTCTCTTAGTTATATCTTCGTGAACCGTGACAAAATTGTCATTGATGTACAGAAGCCAACTACGTTTAGAACATTTGAGACGTCTTACCTCAAGTTTGTAATGTATGATTGGTATGGTCCAAAAGTGATGATGGAACCCTTTGTCTCGTCCGATCCTAGGCTCAGTTCCAACCAGGTTCATATCTATAAAAACAATTACATCTATAAGTTTGGCATAGGAGTCTACACCATTTATGTGAACAATTATTACTCTTTTGCCTTTTTAAACAGATTGAGAACAAGTGTGGGTATTACAGGAGAGTACAATCGAGGCACGAAACAGTTGGATCAATTGTTCCTTGCCGGAAGTGGTCTAGATGGAGAGTATACCTTTTATTCAGGGTTGATCCAACTTACCATTTTAGATAAGTTTGATCCCATCACCCTGTACAATGATAAATTTGGCTACATGGGAGGATTATTCATGATCCAATATAGCGACACGACCATTCTAAAGAGTGCCGTACCGGAACAATTCTTCTATACGACTATAGGCAATCTGTATGGATTAGACTCACATGCAAAAATAGACCCCGTACAGATCACCTTTCAGAATATTCCTTACCTTGCAGAGAACCGTTTTGCTTTGGCCGAAGGGATGTACACGATTTACAATACAACAGACATCCCCATCGCCCTACTCAATTTATCCAAAGAGAACTGGATTTCGATCGAAGGTATCTCGAGACAAACCGTCAATGAGATTTCGGTATTTGATGCGGTTCAAGGGATAGGACCACAAGGAGAAGAGTGTCTTTTTTATTACGGTACGGTGCGTATTCGGGTGAGAGGAAATTTTGGAAAATGTTCTCTGTATACACCTAGAAAAGGTCTTTCCGAGGGAGGTTATCGAGGAGGATATAGTTTGCTTGTCTATGATGAAAGGTTTAACAATGTAGACACGTATTCTGCGAGAGGTATGCTGCCTCCCGTAATTACGCCGAATACAGAGGTTTGTACCATTCCTATCGAGATTACACCCAAACCTCTTCTGGTCATCACCCTTTCTGCGAATGAGTATACGATGAATGAAAATGGATTGTTCTTGAACGGTCAAGCCGTGGGCGACATCACCCAAAATGAGTTTCGATTGAAACTAAAAAAGGAACCCTATACCTTTACCTTGACTGGTTCTGTCACACTCTATGGAACCACGACCATCCCCAATTCCTATACTTTAGGTATTTCGTCTTCGCGTATTTTATTGATCCCTGTCAGAACCATTTATCCCGTCTATAGTCCTCCACCAAACCGATCCACTACCACCTTTTTCATATTATCTATCTATACAGAAGATTTCTGTATTGTTTATAAAAAAGGAAATATTATGTATACTTATTTTATGACCTATGACTTATGAACCGCGTAAAATTAATTTCTTGTTGTATGGTATATGGCTTTTGACAAGAAATACGGATCGAGAGCGGAGGTCATGCATGGGGTAGCAGAGATGACGACGGGTCGGCGTTATAAGACCGATTTCTTAAAGAATAAACACGGTGAGATTGTCTCAAAGAAGTTGAGCCTGCGTGCAAAGAAGGAGAAGCGTCTCGAAAAGGCGGGGTACTTTACGATCAAAGGAAAGTTTGGTGCGGTGAAAAAATCTCCGAAAAAGACCGCCAAGCGCAAGGGTCGCAAATAAACATAGAGATTATCGCTTAGTACGACGCGTTCTCGGTCTTTTTGTTTTCCGTTTTAGTTTACTTTTCCTTTTCCTTCGAAGGGTCCCGCCAAACTTTTTCAGTGCGCAATCTAGTCTGTTCATCTTATGATAGAGAGAGGATGGACCGTCTGTATCGATATTATAGGGTTTGTAGGTGCAGCTCATTTAACTATAATGAGTTTAAAAAAATGATTTAATTTCTAGGTAAACACAAATGAATGATGCCCAGAAATTACAATTACATGAATTGATGAAACAAAACAACACGGTTGACAATACGCAACTGATCCGCGATCTCAAGCACAGTGCTTTGCTGAGAACCAATATTGAACGTATGATGGAACTCAAACGAACGCTAACGGAACCGGACCGAAGTCGGCAATGCGAACAAGAATGTTATTTTTTGTATGAGAAGTATACCGCACTCTATCACCGACTTTACAAGAACCGCGTAGATTTGGGTGTCTTGAACACCTTTCTGGAGGTGTTGTCCAAGATTGAGGAGGGTGAGTGTACGCAACAAGAGGCTTCCTTTGAAATTGGTACCTTACTCAAACGCATGTATGTGGATCCGGAGCTAGAGAAGAAGGAACCCACGTTCAAGGCATCCAAGAACATTCAATGGCAAGAGTTTAAACAAACAATGGTATCTTCTAACAAATGAACCACTTGGTGATTGTGGAGTCTCCGTCTAAATGCAAGAAGATCCAGTCCTACTTAGGCAAGGGATATAAGGTGATTGCTACGTCGGGACACTTTCGTAGTATCCCGTCGCTTGCCAACATTAACCTTGAGACGTATAAAATAAAATACGATACCACCAAGCCAAAGGTGATCGCCTTATTGAAAAAGGAAGTGGAACAGGCCAAAGAGGTGTTTCTTGCGACCGACGATGATCGGGAAGGAGAAACCATTGCATGGCATGTGATTAAAGTATGTAAATTACCCAAAGACACAAAACGTATTCTGTTTCATGAGGTGACGGAACGAGAGATCCATCGAGCGATGGCAGAGCCTACGGTGTTGCGTATGAACTTGGTCTACAGTCAAATTGCGCGCCAAGTATTGGACGTCTATATTGGGTTTACGATATCGCCTATCTTATGGAAATATGTAGGCCATACCCTCAGTGCGGGTCGATGTCAAACCCCCACCCTTCGTCTCGTTGCCGAGAGAGAACGAGAGATCGAAGAGACCAAGCGTGCAAATACCTTTGTGATCAAAGGTTATTTTACCAACGAACATATTTTGTTTCATTATTCAAGAAGTTTGTCTCCAGAAGACGTACCAGAATTTCTAGACACATTGAAAGGATATCCTTTTGAGTTGTCTCCACCCGAGGCCAAGGAAGTCTCCATCCCTCCTCCAAAGATCCTTACCACCAGTACATTGCAACAAGCCAATCTCTCTATGTCTCCACAGCAAATCATGAAATGCGCCCAAACCTTATACGAAGAAGGGTATATTACCTACCTTCGCACCGATACGGCCGTGTATAGTGAGGACTTTTTAAAGGATGTATCGGCTTTCCTAAAACAGGACTACGACCGACCATTGCAAAGTCCAAGTGAAGGACCCCACGAAGGGATCCGTGCGACCCAGCTCTCGGTGACCGAGACAAAGATCGACACCTCTACCGACAAACTGTATCGATATATTTATTTACGCACCCTACAAAGTTGTATGAAACCTGCTCGTATGCTTCATACCACTTTCAAGATGAAGATGAAAGAAGATTATTTTTATTATACCTCCATTCGATCTATTGAACAAGGATGGAAACCGGAGACCGAGACTCAGGACTGGACGAGTTATCTAAACTATCTAACACAGGTTCAATGTAAGCGTGTTCTAGTGGAGGAAACGCCGCACACTTTGTCTCATTGGACAGAAGGACATTTGATCTCTGAACTTGAAAAGCGGTCGATTGGTAGGCCGTCGACATATAGTCATCTCTTGGATACCGTGCAAGATCGCAAGTATGTAGTCAAAGGAAAGATCACTCGACCACCCGTCACCCTACAATACTATGAATTAAAAAATGATATTGTTACCACCACTACCAAGGTGGTAGAAGAAGAAGAAACCAATCGTTTGTCGGTCACACCCCTCGGTCGCAAGGTTGAAGCCTTTTGTTATCAATATTACGAAAGCATCTTCAATTATGACTATACTCGATTGTTAGAAACCCAATTAGACTTGGTCGAACAAGGTACAAAGGACTGGACAGAGGTCGTGAAAGAATGTGTATCGCATCTTTCCTCGATTGTGATTGATATGCCTCTGAAAAAATACGAGAGTTTATATGTAGGGCTGCATGAAAAAACGCCGCTCTTGATTAAAAATGGATCACATGGGTTTTATCTAGAACACAAGGGACAAAAAAAGTCTCTTCAAATGTATGAAAAAATAAACCTGATTGAACAGTGGATTACGGAGCAAGGAGTACCCCCGGAGGAGATGGAAGGTCTTCTTGTGTATTTGAAAACAGAGAATACTGTCCTCACCATTACGGACAGTTGGAGCGTTCGAAACGGGCCACATGGACGGTATCTCTTTTTTAAAGCAAAGACCATGAAGAAGCCAAAGTTTTATCCTTTTCCTGCAGAACATGAACATTCTACATCAGAAGAAATAGAAGCCTACATTCGAAAAAAATATAAGACGATATAGTACATGGAAAAGGAAACCAAGGATGGATTACTTGACGCAATCAAAGATGTATTGCGAGAGAAAGATGCACAAAAATCAACACCGATCTTTGCCTCACTTCTGGTCATAGGAGTATTTATCAAGATGACCTTAGGGTATGGCTTAAACACGCAAGATGGGTCAACCGGCGAAGCCAATGCAGTGATATGGGGCTACGGAATAGTCGTGTTCTCGTTATTGGGTATTATTTTTGTCAACATTAAAAAAGGTGCAGACGATTGGACTGCCCTACAAAGATTGCCCTGGGCTTTGTTGTTGACGGTCATCTTGATGATGTGGATGATCTCTTTAAACGTTCAGTATTTTAAAGCCATCAACAAGAGAGCTGTCCCGCCTGAATATTTCCTATGGTCTTATTACTCTTCTATTTTAGTGATTTGTCTCATCTTCTTTGCCGTCATACAATATCTACAAAAGGGTCCTGGCAATCAACAGATAGCAACCTATACTGCCATCTTTGCATTCTTTACGGTACTGATTGTTGGGATCCAGCAGATTGTGTTGGATTGTTTCTATGTAGACGGATAACATTCTATTTTACAGGTAATTCCGATGGTTTGATCATTTTCCCAGACCCCTGATACACGCATATAGACGCGAGGATTTTTCACATAGGATGTGTGGTGACGTATCAAGGTTGTATTGGGATGATTGTGGACTATTTCCTTATTCACATGTTTTTTTAAAGACGATAATATGTTATGTTCGATAGTGCGAAGTTGTTCTTCTTTGTAAGTAAAGGTATAACGAAAGAGTTTATCGTCTTCTTTGATGATGGATGTTTCTGCATCCAGTAAGATATACAGCGTATGTATAATAAAGATCTGGGTATTGTATTGAAGCTTATAGAACTTTTTATAACTCGAAAACTTATTCGGTATGGGAAGATAAAAGGAAATTTGATTGTATTGTATCTGGGATGGATGATGATACAGGTTCATTACTTCTTTTGACCTGTTGTATTTATATCTTGTTTATGGTTTAATCTAAAAAGATTAAAATATAAATAAACCGCATGTGTTTCGTATAATGGAGAACTCTATGGTTCTTTTTGGACTAGACCAGTCTTTGGTCTACGAGGAAGCAATTGCCGCTTTGCGTAAAAAAAGTCCATCGCAGTTGCATTATAAACGAAAATGTGTATTGGATCTTCAAGGCGAAACGTATACCTTTACCATGAGTGATGTCCATTTTGAGATTGATTTTGAACGAGCCAACATCTCTCAATCGATATGGACGGATCTGTATATCAAAATCAAAGAAATCCTTCAAATAAAAACGAGACTGACTTTGTTGTGCTGTCATTTTCATTTGATTGATCCAGACCTTCTCTCTGTCTTTCATACGTACATGAGAGATCCCACGATCACGTATTTGTTTTTAACCAAACATGTGTCGTATTTTCCGGTATGCATCAAGGAGATCTGTACGCTTGTCCCCGTCAAAGTGAATGCGCCCTCTGCATACGATGAACATCATGTATCCCGGTGTCAGCCCGTGATCGAGTATATTCTAAACGAAGGGTATGACCTCGCTTCTGCAAGAGAATTGATTTACAAATGGATGATTTACAATCTCGACATTTACGATTGCATTCAATATGTCTACATGGAGATCTATCGGCGCACTCGTGTAGAGTTACCCCAAGAGGATTTTCTATTGTTCATGACCAATTACAATACGAGATATCGGTCCATTTATCATTTGGAATACTTTATTCATTCCTTGAAACGTCGTGTATTGAGTTGCTCGGCCGTGAAGCGTCATTCACTCTAATACAAACCGTTTATCATTTTCTTCGGCCACATCGCTTCTGAGTAAAGGGGCGAGGACGAGGACGGTGTCTGCGACTAGATCCAGTGAAATACTTATTCTTATTTGTGCCTTTTTTCTGTAATCTTCTCCTTGTGTACAGGATGGAATCAATCAAGTTCTGGTATGCCTTTGGAAAGACGCGTTTAGACATGTTACTATATAAATATATTTTTTTTACTCTACTATGAAGTTACAAGAGGCATGTCTGCTTCTGAACCTTATGCCACATGAAAGATTTGATATTCCTTTGTTAAAAAAGAAATACAAAAAAGCATGTCTCCTGCATCATCCCGATAAAAAAGGCAATGATACAGAATTCATCAAAGTGAAAGAGGCTTATTCTTTCTTGTTGACGCGTCCGGAAGATGAATTTATGGATCGTATCGATGAAAAACAATGGCGCCTTTATGCCTATTGGTTGTCTCACATTGAACATCCGTTGTTGTCTAAATATATCATTCATCCCATACAGCAACACTTGTCCAGTTACAAAACCTATATTCTCGAACCTACTCTTGAAAACATGCTAAGAAAGGACATTTATTATTTAGAAGAAGAACAATTGTATATTCCTTTGTGGCATCACGAACTGGTCTTTTATAAAAAAATACGTATTGTCTTGAAACCCAAGCTAGGGGAGGCCGAGCTCGACGAAGACAATACTCTGCATTTACCCGTTCGATCTGAAGATACGGTTCTGTGTTTTGGAAGGATAAGTATTTTAATCACAGAGGAAGATAAAAAAAGAGGTCGTCTCCTCCAACAGGGGATACCACGTCTTTCTGACAGTGAAAAAATATATGAAGTAGATCAATTAGCAGATATTATTTTTAGGATGATCTAAGGCTTTTATGGGGCTGCAGCCTTTTTCTTGCTTACCTTTTTGACGGGCTCTGCTGGTGCAGGCTCTTCCTTGACCTCTGCAGGTTCTGGTTCTGCGGCAGGTTCAGGTTTAGTCTCTTCGACTGGCTCAGGCGTTGGGGTCGGTGCAGGCGTTGGGACCGGTGCAGGCGTTGGTGCTGGCGCCTCGTCCTCTCCATCGCTATCCTCAGCTGCAGCCAAGCCAGGAATGTAGCACTTTCCCTTTTCGAAGGTCTCAGGTGGCTTCACTGCGCACTGACTGAGTTTCCAGGTCACACCAAACTTGGAACCCGTGATCCAGATACCACCGCACATCAGGGTGCAGCACACATTGGCTCCCTTTTGTACAACTGCTTCTGGTCCTAGACCATTCTCGTTGGGAAAGATTTGATTGCTCTTGAGATCATACACCTCGAACTTGGGCTGACCATCCCAGATCGGAAGCTTGATCTTGAGGGTCGGCTCACGTGTCTTGTCCAAGCTGCCATCCATCAGATCCTTGTTTTTGGGGTACTTGAGCATGGGTGTCCAAAACGCTTGAACCACTTCATCACCATACTTTTTCCCAAACCAATCCCTCGAGTTGATGGCTGCATCTTGCACAATCTTTTCTTCCATCTCCATCATCATTTTCTTCAAGGCACGGGTCGCATCCGTCTCAAACTCCTCGCGAGGGAACTGGATGTTCATGTCGTAGGACGTCGAACCGTCATCGTTCTTGTGCTCATTCACGCCATAGGTCAGCATCATAGGAGTACTGATCATCAAAGAACGACGAGTGCCTGAATTCGTAATGTTAATGCTTTTGCCACCTTTGGTGTTTACACGGGGCTTTCCGTACACCATCTGGGTAGCTGGGGCGAAGTTGCTAGCGTTCACAATGAGGGAAGACATTTTACTTATAACACTAGGTGCTTTTCTTTAAATCAATTTTTATTTTATTGTGACCAAAAAGAGAGTGCGTCAGGAAAAGATATTAGAATAATCGGTTAAATATAAATCCTAGTGTTATATCATGACCCACCCGATTCAAACGTTTCATGATTATAGATTT